ATATCTACATCTTTAGCGGCTTCTATTTCTGCGGCTCTTATAGTTTTAACTTTTTCTGCTTTATGTTTTAAATGGTCAGTAACTTTTGAAACTGCTAATTTTGCCAAAGGATTGTTTAATAAGCTAAATATCATAAATAAGTATTACGAGTTAATATTAATAATGTTGTCCAATATACTACAAGAATTGAATAAATTAAATAAGCTAGTTTCATTCATTCCTAATATTCCTTATTTTTTATTTTTCAATAATTCTTTACCAAGTTCTGCATAATGAATAATTTTATTGTACTTGTCTTCTAAGCTTTCCCCTTTTTTGTTCCTCACAGCATATTTCACAATATTTCCATCTACAAAGTTAAGATTATTGGCTAAGATAAATTTTAAAGGTGATATAGGTAGTTTATAATGCTTACCCCCTATTTGCTTCTCAATAGCCCTCTCTGTGCTTCTATTTGCGTTTAAAGTAGCTTTCCGACCCATTTTCCTGACTTATCTTTTAAAAAAGGCTCAATTATGGGTAATCCATTATATATTACTGAACAGCCTATAATTGGTCTAGCTTTTTGTACTTTATTATATCTAAATGCCAAACTCTTAGAGTCTATCATGCAACCTACCTGAAGCCCAAAATAAAGACCTAAACTGTTTCCATAATATCTGACTCCCATCGAACTATGATAGTGTCCTTGCACCGTTGAAAGTCCCATAGATTGTGCTAATTTTAAAACATCTGCTGTTTTACCATGACAGAAATAAACTTTGCCTAAAGGTGTATCTATTGTTAAATCATCGTGCCATTTCCAACCCTTACCAACTTGTAAAAATTCGTTGTAATCTCTTAGATAAGCTTTTGGTATTCCATGCTTCAATGCTCGTCTATAAATTAAGCTACCATGATTAGAGTCTAATAAATCCATTTTAGGAAACATTTTTTCTAGTTCTTGAATAACAGGTATTGATAATTTTAATTCATCGCCAGCACTAGGTAAATCAGGGTCGCTATCGTGAAAAGACATAGCGTGTTTATCTACTTCGTCTCCAATATGGATAACTCTATCAGGCTTGTATTTTTTTTTTAGTAATTTTAAAAATTCCATGAGTTCTGGAACATGATAAGGAATATGTGTATCGCTGATAATTAAAACAGACTTATAAATCATACAAGTCAATCTATACAACTATTTCGTGAGCAAGTAAAGTAATTGACCTAAAACTAATAATCCGATTGCGCCAAGAGAATATAAAATTCTATCAATATCTTTTTTCATGTGATGAAGATGATTTTTAATTATCAAATCTATTTTCTGATTTACTAATTTAATCTTACCATCTATCTCTACAAATTTTTCTTTATTAGTTTTCATTTCTTTTTCTTTCTTCTAAGGTCTGTATCATGTTTTCTGCTTCCTCTCAAAAAACTATTTACTCTACCAAGCGACCATGAAGCCATTGATGTACGAGGTCTTGAGCCTGAAGATAAAAAAGCACCTTGTCCTCGTCTATAAACTTTTTTTAACATACCAAGAGTTATGTTTTTTCTACCTTTTGCTTTTGCTCTTAGTATTGATATTGTTCTTGCAGATAGTGGTTTTCTTCTAACAGCCATTATTTTCTCCTCGCTTTAAACATTGAAGCTGGTATTCTAGCACCTGATTTATATAAAGCTGACATAGATTTAATTAAACTCGCTCTAGCTGACCTTTTTCCACCTTTTAATCCTGATAGGTATTTTTTAGGTAAATCAGTTGCTTTATCTTTTGGTACTTTTCTTCTTTTTCTTTTTTTTAACATTTCTTTTTCTTTTCCTCATTGGTCTTTTATCTATCATAACTGATAATGTTGATGTTGTAGTATAACCGCTCATTTACCAACTGACCTCATAGCTTTGTTATGAGCAGATGTAAAGGTAGCACCTTTCTTTAATGCTCTAGCCATACTTCTCATGTG